AGAGTATCTCGTGAGATCTGGGGTCAAGTACAGAGTTAATTACTCTTAAGCCCTGGTCGACCGGTAAACAATTGCCGCTGGGCTTCAGCGTACTTGGCCTGAAAAAATTATGAAAGAAAAAAGCTACAAGCTACAAGCTCCAAGCTGCAAGCTTGACAGCTGGTCCCGGATCATGTAGGATGAATTAGAAAGAGGTAAACATGAAAGTAATAGAGTACAAAAACAAAAAACTAAGACTGCCATATGATTTAAAGGCAGGTGAGTTGAGTACGGAGATGGTTACAAGACAGAATCCATTCAGTGGTGAATCGATCCAGCTGCCAGAATTCGCGGCGGTTGTATATGATACAGTCATCGATCTCAATCTGAAGGCTGAGCGTAAGGACGCGGCCACAGGCCAGCCCGCAGGGATCAGTGAACACCAGGATGACTGGCAAAAAGTAAGAGACGGTCTGGGTTGGTTTAGACAGTACTTTGCTAGAGAATATATGGTGTTACTTGATTAGATCTAAACACAACGATTTATTAAACTACTTTGTCCACGATAAGCGGGACCTGAGTCCCGCTTACGTTAAGAGCTGCGAGAAATTTTTAGACTCTATATGCTGGCCCAGTTATTATGGGGGCTCAAACACCGGCGGAAAAATCTTTAAAGTTAAAAAGCCTCAAGCTTCAGGCGCCAAGGCTCAAGCTTCAAGCTCCAAGCGCCAAGCTTCGGCCACAATTAAGAGGTATAAAATTTAAATGTTAAAGAAAGAAGCAAGACTAAGAACCGGAGGCCTGAGCGCGCCGTCCAAGATGCCCGGACCAGCGTTCAATCTTCCAGCCCGCGCCTGCCTGACTGGCGCCAAGCTAGCTCAAGTCCCGGGCTCAGTTTGTCATGGCTGCTACGCCCTGAAGGGGCGCTATAGATTCCCAAATGTACAAAAAGCATTATATCGAAGGTTAGAGGGCCTGACTGCTGCCACGTGGATCGATGACATGGTAACGCTGATCAAGGGCCAAGCCTGGTTTAGATGGCATGACTCAGGAGATATTCAATCAGTCGAGCATCTCAAAAATATATTCGAAGTATGCAAGCGGACGCCGGAGACCAGACACTGGATGCCGACGCGCGAAGCGCGGTTCCTGAAGCTCCTGGACCCGGACATAATACCGTCAAATTTAATTATTAGAATGAGCTCTCATATGATTGATCAACCGCCGGTGAAATTCTGGCCGTGGACGTCGACCGTGTCGACTGAAGGCAAGACCTGCCCGGCTCAAGACCAAGGCAACAAGTGCATGGACTGTAGAGCATGCTGGAACAGGGAAATCCCCAATGTCACATACCCGAAACACTAACGATAATTTAAATATAGAGAATTCGAAACGGTTCGTTGAAGGTGCAAGCTCCAAGCGCCGCGGCCCACGAAGCAGGCGCCAAGCCCCAAGCCCCAAGCCCCAAGCCGAAGTTCCAAGCTCCAAGCCTAAGTTGCAAGCTCAAAAGTTTTTTGAATCTGAATCCAATCAACAGTAGGAAAAGGACGAAGTCCTTTGTCCAATAGTTCCTGAATCTTGGCCCCTGGAACAAGTTTCAGGGAGCAAGGACCGAGGGTCCTGGCTAAGATAAATGTATTCTTAGGATGTGACTTATGAAAGGCAATTTGATGAGGAGAAAATTTTACTTTGTTCCCCTTCGTGACTTTTAATTCAATAGTGAAAAAGTGCCCAGAAGTATTATACCCCAGTACATCAGGCATGCCGAGTAAGCTAAGATTTTCAATACGATTGAGAGAGATGGAGCATGTATTTTTTCGAAGATCTTGGTATAATTTTCTTTCTGGGGCCATTCTATTTTCAAGGTTACTCTGGTATGTCGTCGGCCCTTATAATCTCCCGCTTATTGGGTTTAAAAACTACACGAACAGAGCTATCTCCAATGAGTCTACTCTCCTCCACATCTATTCGTTTAATCTCTTCTAAGTAAGGACCAATCTTCATATAAATCTTTGCGTTGTTGATGGCATTTCCTTTTGTGCCACCAATAAATTCTCCTAAATAATTCATTAAATCTTTAATGTACATGTCACATACCACTCTTACGCAATCTGTCAAGATGATCTTCACATTGCCTAGCTAATTTTTTATTATCAGCAAATAATTCTAATTTTTCCTGCTCAAGAGCAGTTATATCTCGTCTCAAATCTCCATTGATTTTCTGATGTGATTCATTAATACGTTCTAATTCTTGAATACGATCTAACTTAGTCATCATAAGTTTATCTGCTTGTTTCAATCCAGAATCATCAGCTAAAGCATTAGCTAATGCTGTCTGGGCTTCCTCATATTTTTCTTTCCACGTTAATTTGTCTAGTTGTTTCTCAAATTCTATGGAGTCTTTCTTCGACATCATATATTGACAATATAGGACTGTTACCTTAAATTGTCAATATGGGTTTACCAAAAAGATTAACAGAAATGCAAATGAGATTCTCTGAGTTTATAGTATTTGGAGGAGCTGATGGACCGATGACTCAAACTGAGGCGGCTGTTGCTGCTGGGTATAGTCCAACGCGTGCTAGACAAGAAGGATCAGAACTAATGAATCCTAGACTCAGCCCATTGGTAGCTCAATATATTGGTAAATTAAAAGAAGAAAGACTTAGGAAGTTTGAAGTTACTTATGAAGGACATCTGGCTGAACTGGCTCGTCTACGTGAAGCTGCTTTGAAGAAAGGTTCATTCTCTTCTGCTGTAAATGCTGAAGCGAATCGAGGCAAAGCCGCAGGGTTATATATAGACAGAAAAATAATAAAACATGGGAAACTAGAAGACATGTCAGAACTAGAACTAGAAGCGAAAATGAAACAAATTTTAGACGATTACGCACCAATTTTAAATATTACCCCCGAAGCTGCAAAGTTGGAACAAAAACAATCACAAACCAAAGCAAAGAAAAAAGAAAAAGAACCAAAAAATATTTCTGCCAATCAGACATCTACAAATCCAGACGGTACCATAAGTGTTGCATCTACTGGGAAATTAAACTTAGAAGATAAAGAGCCCCAAATAAAAAAACAATCATCCCAATAAAATAAATATTATCTGGATTAAACATTTATCCTTTCCATTTTAGTTATACATCCTCTAGGAAATACATTCCGATCAGAGTATGCCTCATCTTTGTCATCATAGCTAGCAAAAGTCCAAACAAACTTCTTATTTTTTTTATAAACATAAGCAAAAGTAATTAATCTAGCACATTCCATCTTATCAAATTCATCGCAACTGGCATGAGTGGCATCGCCTGTAATATCAATCCAAGTAATCTTATAAAAATAATACTTCTTTTTGCCAATGTTTATGCGGCTAAATTTAGATTTCTTACGTGCCATGTGTTTTTCCAATTCCTGAGTCTGCCATATATAGCTAATATATATATTTTTCTATTTTATTTATCAGCAAAAAAAGTCTGGCAGATCATCTTTTTTATATAAAATATATAAATTATCTATATATATCAATGACTTACGTCTGCCACTCAAAACCAAAATTCTGCCACTCCTGCCACCCTTGCAAAAAAACCCGCGTAAAAGTGATTTTTTTCGGCGCGTTTCCTATAGAATCATGCAGATTTCTGCCAATGTTACTTCGAATTCTGCCACTGGATTGCATAGGATTAAAAGTGATGCCACATTTTAGACACATTTATGCCTAATTTGTGCCATAGAATCTTCGAAGTTTTGCCAACTTCCCATCAGCTTCTGCCACCTTTGCCAACTCTTTGTCAATGGCGCCAGTGATATCTATGTGGTCCACGACCACAGTATTACGATCCCCAGCCATTAGCATATCAATCTTTAGCAATGCATCTTCCATCTGGCTAGTGTATCTACTGACCAACGTTTTAAATAAACGTTCTCTCATGTTTACCTCCTTAAAATGCCCAACTAACAAATGAATGTCGCACACCTTCAGTGATGTCTTTCACTTTGTGTGGATACATAAAGTTCGATGGGAATATTAAAATATCTCCTCTAGTTAGTTTAATTTCTTTATCTCTTATCATAAATTCTCCTCCCTCGTAGTCGTCATTTAATAATCCTACAATAGATAATATTGGAATTCCTTTTAGTTTACCATCAAACATACTTTGAATATGATCATAATGCGTACGCATTTGAGTTCCTTTTTTATATTTATTGAATCTGACTTGGGTTAATCTTTGAATCCACGATGGTCTGCAATGATCTTCTGGCCAGGACACCTTCTCCTGATAGGCCATTACGGTTTTCATAATTAGAGGACCTAAAGTGTGGAATTGCTTAGTTGTTGAATACACAGTGTCTAACTCTTTTTGTTCAGCAGAATATTCTGATTCTTTTTGTCCATACGTTGACCATTTATGTTTAGTCCAAGCAGCCTCTTCACATTCTTTAATAAGAGATTTACATAGCTCGTTTGGTATTACATGTGATGTAAATATAAAATCATCTACGTTGTTCATTAATATCCTTAAAAGTTAAATGGGTTGATTCACCTTCTACCCCTAGTTCATTAAAACAAAATGCATTAAAAGCGAGACAGTATCTACTCTCTTGCTTAACATTGACAGGTACTGAATGTCTTAAACCACTCGGAAAAAGAATTACATCTCCTGATAAAGGTTTAAATTGGAATGCATCACTATTGAGTCTGGTATGCTTATGTATGGGTGCTCTAATTCTATTGGGTTCATTTTTAGTAAAAGTGATTGAAGCATGTTCTTCATTTCTAAAATAAAATACTCCACTAACTAAACTATTAGCGTGTGTATGTTCGTGAGTAAAACTGCCGTATGGATTTCTCTGTATCCATCCCTGGGTAATAGAAAGTCTTTGTTTAGTACCTAACACAGTGTCAGCATATATATCTAAAGATTCTAAAATAAATTCTTTTATTTTTGAAAGTTCTGGGTGTTTTAACAGGTAAGAGTCTGTGCTTCTAAAAGCTCC